ACATCCAGGGCCTCATCGGTCGACAGACCGGTCATCTCTCGGCGTGTCTGCTCTGTGAGGGATGGTGCGTTTTGCGGTTTCGCAGTGGGGTGGTGGTGTTCCGGTAAGGTGCACTCCTGCGGATCGACTTTACACTCTGCGTACTTCGGGGGCTTGACCTCAGTCGGCGCTTTGTCTGCGAGCCGTTTCTGGGCGCCCTTGAAGGGTGTTTTGATCTGGTGGTAGTGCGACCTGGTGCATAAGGCCACGGTGCACGCTTTGAACGTGTGCGTTGGTGGCCCTTCGCCCGGGTAACCTTTGGTGGAATCAAACGTCTTGCCCGCCTTCCAGTTCTTCTTTAACTGTTTAGACGGCTTCGCTTTCTTCGATTTGCTGGATTTTATGGCGTCCTTCTTCTTCCAGGCTTGTTTCCGAGCGTGACGATCGTCCGCCTTCTCGGTGTTCTTTGAGTCAGTACCACTTTCGTGGTGTTTACGGTTCCAGCGGGAACCCATTCCGATTTTTCCTTTCGGAGCGTTGACCCTGCCGGCGATTGGCGAGGTTTTAGACAACATTGTTTTTCCAGAGTAACTACAGGTGATTGGCCTGCAGTCCGAGTCCTGGGGTGGACTCGTCGTCATAATGAGGGGGGGGGACCGGACAGGTGTCGGTAGGTATTCTCCATAGCGCCGTTGAAACGGGGTATGTGGAGTGTGTTCTCGACCCATAATAGGAATAGTCTACAGTCTCAATTCAGGATGAACTTTTCCAAAGGTACTAAGTTCTGTTTGACGCAACAACTCTCCCGGCTTATTTGTGGCCAGGTGTGTTTGGTAGCGATGGCGATCGATTGGTCCTTGTGTTACAGCTTCGGGTCCGTTCCTTGAAGACTTCAGCGTGCGCCTGAAATCCACCGGCGTGACAGCCACCCCATAGACCGAGGTCACCAACTCGAGGTTGGCGGCACTTGCTTTCGCGGCCTCGTTGATATCCTTGATAGGGTGGTTGAAATGACTGGTGAAATAGTCTTGGTTGGTTCGGGTAGCGTCCCTATTCTGTTGGTTCTTGCCCTAACACAGCAAGATCTTCCGATTAACGGCTCGGGGTGCCTGGGCCCACTCAGCGTAGAGTGGGCGGGTTGTGGTTTTCTTTTTATTTTTTTTATGGTCGTCACTTGGAAGGCGGTGTGTCGCGGCATAAATCTTCTATGTCGCACAACTGACACTCACCAATACCGGACGTGCGGCATGTCGCGGAGTGTGCTGGCAGCGTGGTTCCGCTGGCAACCCCGACGGGTCTGAGTGTGGCCAGCCGGCGATTGCTGGCTGTTGCTAATCGCCTGGGTGCCGGCTTGGATGCCGCCTGGCGTGCCATGTAAGTTTCGTGCTGCACCGCTCGCTTGGCGATGGCTCGCTCCTTCCGTTGTGCAAGCTCCTGAACGCTCAGGAAGCCGAGGAAAGGTGTCAACAGCTCGATGATGTACGAGGTGGACTCAAGGACGGTGGCCGCGGTGGACCCGGCGGTCAGATCGTTGTACAGTGCTTCCGGTCGTAGTATGTCGCCTGCGAACAGGTCGAGGATCATCTCCCCTCCTGTTTGTAGGTAGTTTATAAAAGCGGTGTTGTCACTGTTGAATGCGATGGAGGCCCAGTTGGTGGATCCGTTGACTGTGTTGTTACACGCGAGGTCTGCGGTATCCGTGCCTGTTGAGCCATCAACATGCGTGGTGATCTTGTACTGTCCGTCGCGGCCGCTGGGGACCACGATCGATCCCTTGGCGTCGGTAGCCCCGAAGCCGAGCGAGTCCTTGATGGGTGTAGTCCCGAGTGCGGTCTCGAGCAGCCCCTTCACGATGCCATCGAGGATGGGCGCGCTGGCCGGGGTGTATGCTGCAATGGCGCCTACGGTGGGTACTGGTCCGTGGCCGACAGACGTCTGAGGTGAGATCAGTTCTACCTGGTAGTGCACCCAGATTTCTCCGAGCAACACGCTTCCAGCAGCGGTTTGTGCTCCGACGTTCAGAGTCCCTGCGTCGTATAGGGTGATGTCACCCTGCCCCGGTGCCGAGCGCACGTACTTCTTAACGTTGCGCATCAACTTCGGGACACTCGCGGTGAGGATGTTCTTGATGTACGGTGCTCCCGACTTGGCGCCACCCATGGTATCGGCGGTCTTGTAGTCACCGGCGACTGCGTCTTTAGCATCGTAGTCGACATATAGGATGACCGACCCATTGGTGGTGTAGCCGACGCGAGGTCGATACTCCACGGTGAGGCGGCGGATCCAGTACATCTCGAAGTTCTGGGCGGTCTTAGACAGCCACGGGAAGGTGGCGGACAGACCGGGGTTGAGCGAGAAGGACCGTGTGACAAAGGTGTCGACAGGGTCTTGGGTGAGCACCTCGATAAGCTCGGAGTGGCTCACTACACACCCATCACGTGTCGATCGGAACTGAGGGTTCCGCATCGTGCTGCGACTTGTCATGGCAGCTGGCGTGACGATGTTGCCCCCGCGTC